AAAGCAGAAACATCTACTTTTTTAACAGCTGATTCACCAGTGCCATCACTGACATTGGTGAATCTCATGACAGCGACTCTTTCGCCATCTTGTATTGTTTGCGAAGTTACTGCATCAGCCATTTTGACCCCCTACAGTTCAGTTACAGCAGTTCTTTCTTTACCAACTGTGATGTAATCTACAGTTAAAACCTTAGAAGCAGCTGCTCCATTCTGGATTCCAAAAGAAACTGTCAATTCTTCATCATCTGGAGCATTGGAATTTACCACAGTTCCAGCCAAAACATTGTTTTGAAAAACATGAAACTTCATGTCACTTGGATTGTAAACAAAACCCAAAGTCATAAAAGTATCATCTGACATATCATTTGGTAAGCTCAAAGTTGATTGAGTGCCATTTTTCTCAACGATAAATTGTGGTGTTTCATCACCATCAGTTAGTAAGAAAAAGATACCATCTGACACATCTAAAGGCGAAGTATCAGTAATTTGTAATCCCATCACAACATCTGAAGCATCAGCATCTGATGTTTTGAAACGAGATTTGAAGAATAACTGTTTACCTGATTCATACTTAAATGACTCGATTGCTCCACCAGAGCCACCAGCCCATTGAAAGAAATCAGCATCATTATCAGCATCATCATTAGTGACAACTAATAAACCACCATCACCAGAGCCTAAAGCCTCAGTAGCAGCAGATGTTCCACCTTCTGTTGTTGTAATTACCCAATCACCAGCAGTATATTTATCAAAATCATCATGAAAAATATGATACTTAGTTGGATCCAGTTGTTTTATTTTGCCTAGAGAACCATCTGCCGAAACATTGGTTACTCCAGAAGTAAAATGTGTAGTCATAATAAACAGCCTCCTATATTGATTGCCAGTAAATCACACCATGCGATTTACCATTCATTATGTCAATTATGACTATATCATAAAACTAGCTTTGTATAGCTTTTTTTCTCCTTCTACTACAATCAGTCTATTTTATGTAATTGTCTTTTTCAGTAGACTCCTTCACATTCTGGGCAAATTCCATCACTTGCCACAGGGTCAAAAGAAGTTTTGCAGAATATATCTCTGCATACTACTTTTACTTCTCCTAATTCAGCGTAAGGGTAGTCATACCATTTTTTTTCTTTTGGTTTTTTTGCTTCGTTTGTTCTTACAAAGTAAGTTTCAGCACGTTCCAAACCTTCGTTATGTCCATAATCAGCAATAAAGATTCTGATTACGTTCATGTTGGTTAAGCCTTCTATTAGATTTATTGTTTTCATTTTCTCTCCTTTTTAGTCTGACTGTGGCTCTATGTATGTTATTTCGTATACCCAAAGTGGCTCTTTTTTAGAAATGTCTTTAAGCATAGAATCATCATATTCATCAAATTCTCCGAAAGTATTGGCTTCTCTAAATGTTCTGTGAGTTTCAGTTTCTTCTTCAAATCTTAATGTGCTTCTGCCTAACTCTTTTCTTGATATAACGTAAGTTTTTCCTATTTGTAATTTCATTTTTTTACCTTTTTTATTAATCATCACATATACATATTACACTTATTTATAAAAAAGTGCAACTATTTATACATATTTATTTAATGTTTTTTAATGGTAAGAAAAACTGATTTTCAGCAAGTAAATCTATCTAACCAGATAATGGTTTTTATGGGTATAAAAAAAGGGGTGTCGAGACAACACCCCTTTAGTTTGTTTAGCAATAGTTGAGGGATAAACGCTATTGCCAGTCGTTCAATTAAGCTCCTTGAGAACCATAAATTCCTCTCCAGTTAGACCAGCCAAAGCTATATCGTTCTCTAGCTTTGTATCTGATATTACCAGTTGAGAAATCAGGTTCCATATTGGTTTCCATAGGCGTTCTTTGGAACATTTTAAGACCTTCACCTGTGTCTGTTACTGAAGTCAGTACAAACCAAGCATCTGTATCTGACAGATAATGATTAACACCATAACCACCGGGTAATACCCCTGTGTTTTTAATAGCATTAATATCGTTATCAGCAGTTCCAGATCTTTGAGGACTATTCAAAATTCTGTCAGCTATAAAAACTAGGTTCGCTGGAACCACAAGTTTTGAAGCATTGACAGAGATTGTTAGACCTCTATCGTCTGTAAATGTTGCAATATCAATCAACGCATCTTCTAATGAAGTTTCGTTTAAGTCAGCCATAGTAGTAGCTCTGTTTGCAGCAGTGCCTCCACCAGCTAATGGGTGAGCTGTGTTTATTAAAGAAACACCATCTCCTCCAGTATAACTTGAACTAAATGCGTTATTGAGAACATTAGCACCTTTCACTTCTTTGGAGTTAGCCATAGAACGTGCAAGTGCTTTTGTATACCTTTTTCCTAGCGAGTCATATAAATTATCTTCAACTGCTTCTTCAGTTAGTGCAAAAGCTAACGCCACTGTATCGTGGGTATATCTTGCAGTGTAACTTTCAGTAGCGTTGTCATAGACCACGCCTTGCCCTTCTGATTTATCAGGTGCAGAACCAAAACCAACAATTAATACTTCTTCCTCGAAAGCCTTTGAAGAGTCTTCGATTGAGAAAATATCAGCGTATTCTTGGTCGTATTGGTCATACTCCATACCAAAAAGTGCATTCAAACCCGGTTCTAGTTCGGCAGCTAATTGTGCTCTTGAAATTGCCATTATTTACCTACCTTATGCTAGTCCAGCACCTTTTTGCCCGGCGATGTGGTTTTGAATCACAACGTAAGCATTGGTGTTGGTGGATGAAACATCCGAGTTATCAGGATCCTGAGAAATATCTAATGCCTTTAAAGGAAGTGTAGCAGTGGTAGCACCAGTTGTTACATCCAATTCAGTATTAGATCTCCCAGACTTAGTATCGCCTACAGGAGAACCATCCACAATGTCAAAATTTCCGAACAAATCAGCTACTGGTAAAGCAGCATCTGATTGAACTTCAAAAACAACATTGGGATTATCAACAACAGAAGCAACTATATCCGAAGCAGAAATACTGCCCGGATAATAATTTTTATAAACTTGTTCGCCTGAAGTGGGGTCTGTATATGAACAACCATTGAACACACCCACGATTGGAACAGTGCCAGTAGCAGCATGTCTACCTAATACACCAGCTGTTAGTTGTGTAACTAAATCGCCTTGGTATATTGGAGTAGTAGCTCCACTAGCTATCCTATATCTGGATTGACCTCCAGAATAGGGTTCTCCGCCCATCATACGAACAGGTCTTAACCCAAATGGGGCATCTTTATTTGCCATAATTAATTTCCTGTTACGTTAAAAAAATCACTTTTTCTTGCCAAAAGTGACTTGAGATTCCCTCTTAGAATCATACTTAATATAACGACTGTCTTTGGCTGAATCATTAAAAATTGTATTATCCAATGCTTCATTAGCTTTTCTAGTCTTTTCAGAATAGTAAGCTCGCCTTTCTTCGACAGTCTCTATAGGCATTTTTGCTAAGAGAAGTCCCTCGTTATGAACAACACCAGCAAGTCTACCTTTGTCCTTGTCATGACTAGGAAGTTGCCAATCATCTGGCAATTCCGAACCCTGAACAAGCTCCCAGCCCTCTCGAAGCCTATAACCTACATTATTGGCATCTTCTTGACCAAGATACGACTCCCTTATCCATCGGTATTCATAACCTTCTGGGGGTGGGGGAGCTTCTAGTTTTCTTACCGGTCTCCATGGTTTTCTGCGAGCTTCTTTATCGTGTGACTCGGATTCACGAGTGTGTCTTGTGGTATCAATTTTCTCTTCTTCTGACATTATCTTGCCTCCCTTTGAGATATTTTTTGCTTTTGTTTAGCAACTTGCTTCAACCAGTCTTCTTCAGACATATTATATGGTTTTAGCCCTCTGAGACGTTCTACTTCAGATTTAGAAAAACTTACGCCATTCTTGTTGCCTTGTGTTTTTTGCCGACTTCCTACAGAAGCAGATGCGACTCTTTGCACAGAGGGTCTATCATCTTTTTTATTGGCTTTTTTTGAAGCACCCAATTCAGGGTATACTTTAAAAACTCTTGTATTCAACTCATCATAATAATCATTAGAATCAGCTTCAAATCCTTCATTAATAAGATTAAAGTGTGTGAAGTAAGCATATTGTGTTGCTTCAGCATTCTTAGATTCAGTCTGGTCTCCATACCAAGGATTATCTTTTGCCCAACTTAAAGCCTCTTGTGTAGGCTCTGGAGCTTGCTCTTGTATGGGTTGTTGATATATTTGTTGAGGATTTTGAAATTCTTGCGTTTCTTGTGATTGTCTGTTTTTTGCTATTCTTAATTTTTCTTTTTGTATTGCCAAATCACTTTTTAAGGTATCAGCTTTAGACATTAATTCAGCATCACCAGAGTCAACAGCTTTTTTATAAAGCTCATTGGCTTGCTGTTCTTTAGATTCTATAGACTGTTCTTCTGCTGTTAAAACATTTTGACCTAAAGCACTGGTTTGTTGCCTTAATGCTTGGTTCTCAGCATCTTTCTGTGCTAATAATTGTTCAGCTTGTAAAGCTCTTTCTTCAGCTTCTTTAGCTCTTTGATTTAATTTATTGACTCGTTTAGATACATTTTTAGTGTATCTATCTAATTCTTCTTCAGAAGAGACAGCTTCTTCAGTTCCTTCAGTCTCTACTGGGTCTTCCTGAATTAAAACTTCTACTTCTTCTTTTACTTCTTCAGCTCTTGCTTCTTCATTCATTACAAACTCACTATATCATCAGGATTGGAAATTGTGGCTATTACCTCATCATCATTTATTATCCTAACTTCTTCACCATCTTCTAATTTAAACCTAGAGCCA